TCAAGATGGACCTGGACCCGGACATCGAGGCCGCCAACCGCGAGACCGAACGTAAGCAGATCGACCTGATGGACGAGAAACAGGTGAAGCCGGTGGTGGATATGGTCGTCTCCGGCATCCTCAGCGTACCTCGCGCCCGGAAGATGCTCGGGATTCCGGCCGAGGACGATGAGCCCACGGCGGAGGCGGCATTGGTCTGGTCGGGCGACCTAGAGTCCACCGGCATTGCTGCCGTGTGCGACGAGTGCAGCCACTTCATTGCTGACACCAACCACTGCCGGGTCCACAACAGCGAGCGCACCTTCGCCGCCCCGGCCTGTCGCTTCATCGACCGCCGGGAGCCCCGCTGATGCCATCGGACCTCAAGCAGCGCATCCAGGCGGCCACCCTGAAAAGCCTGACGGCCCGCAACCGCTACAACGACCAGGTCACGGCCCAACTCACCCAGGCCCTGAAACAGGCCGAAGACGAGGTCGCCCGCGCCATCCTCCAGTACCGCTCCCTCGGCTCCCTGCCGGACAACAAGCTCGCCGCCCTCAAGGGGCTGGAAAAGCTCCAGCTCGAACTCGACGACACCATGAAGCGGCTCAAGCGGGAGCAGACCCTGGTCTTTCGCAAGACGACCAAGGACTCCTTCAAGCTCGGTATCCAGCAGGGAATCGGAGAACTCGCCGACGCGGCGCTGCCGTTCTACGCCGACCTCAAACCCGAAGGCATCGACAAGCTGGCCACCAAGGTGTTCACCATCGTCGACACCAATGCGCTCGACTTCATGGCGCAGTACAACCTTACCCTTGCCGGTGACGTCCACCGCGAGCTCGCAGACGGCATCAAGCGCACCATCTTGAACGGCGTCGCCACGGGCAAGGGGGCCGACGACATTGTCCGGGACATGGGCAAGGTGATCGTCGACAAGGACTCCTTTCGCCAGGCCGGAAGCCGGGTGTTCAGCAAGGCGCAGTACCGCATGGAGATGATCGCCCGCACCGAGGTCCTCCGCGCCCACAACATGGGCAGGCTCAAGTTCCACGAGCGGGTCGGCATCCAGAAGCTGGAATGGCTGGCCATGGAGGACGAGCGCATGTGCCCGGTCTGCGGCGGCCTGGACGGCAAGGCCTTTCCCATCGACAAGTTCCCCCAGCAACCCGCGCATCCGCACTGCCGCTGCACCAACATCGTGGCCTGGCCGATGACCGTCTGCGGCAGCGAGATGGCAGCCAAGGCCGACGCTCAGTCATCGCAGGGGGACGCCTGCATTCTCCCGCCCCACGTGCTGGAAGGCATGGCCGACGCCCAGGCCAAGGAGAACGCCAAGCTCAAGAGCGCCTTTGAAACCGGCGACATCGCCGACCTCGGTTCGCTGACGGTCAAACAGCTCCAGACCCTGGCGAAACAGAACGGCGTGGCCATTGCCCGGACCAAGGCCGATTTCATCAAGCTGCTCGATCTGGCCGAACCCGGGATCGATCACGGCGACCTGGCCGGAGCGGCGCTCAGCGCCAAGCTCAAGGAACACAAGATTGGCCTGCTGCGGACCAAGGAAGAACTGGTCGAGCTGCTGGGATTGAAGCAGGCGGAACTCAAACAGGCCAAGCTGCTCGCCGCCCAGATGGCGAAGATCCCTCCCGCCGAGGGGCTGGAGGGCATGACCGCCCAGCAGCTCAAGGAGATGGCGAAGGAGAACGGCATCTCCCTCAACATGACCAAACAGGAGACCATCGAGCTGCTGGACAAGCTGGAACCCGGCGTGGATCACAGCGGCCTGATGGGCAAGGAACTCGCGGCGGCCAAACAGAAGCACGGCATCGGCATCCTCAAGAACAAGCAGCAGCTTGTCGAGGCGCTGATCCGGCGGGCGACCGAGGAAACGCTCAGGAAGTGGATTCTCCGGCAGGTCAGGTCGTGATCATGGTTGAATCATCAGGCGGCGGATTGTTGCGAAGGTAGTCCCTCGCCTCGCCGATGATCTGCTCCGCCGTTTCCTCGCGGGGTTGACACCTGTCCGCCCAGGCTCGACCAGGGTGAAGAACGTCCCAGCGCGGCCGCAGGCCAGCGTGACGCCCCTTGCCGGGATCGTGATTGCCAAAGCCATCAATCAGCTTGTTCCACAGCGGGTCGAACTTGGCGATAAGCAGGGATTCACCAAGCGGTATCCAGATGTCGTCAACGATCAGATAGCGGCAGTGAAAATCGGCGATGTCGAGGTTGCTTGCCTCCTCGATACTTCGCTTGTGCTGCGTGAGGCGGTTGAAGAGCACCTTGCCGGGACTTGCCTCAAGATCGCCGCCCTTTCTCGCGCCTTTCGGCACCGCCTTGCCAACGTAAATGGGCGCGATGAAATTTTGGCCTTGGTTTTTTCGGGCGATTGCCTCGTAAGCCGGGAAGTCTCCCCGGTAGTAAATCGCATAGATACCCGCGCCCTCGAAACTTGTCAGGTCGGCCATGGGGATGACGGGCTGCCGAAGCATCGCCTGGCCGACGCTCTCACCAAGATGGCGTTTATCCAAGGGATTGAAGGGAATGATCTTGCCGCCCGTCATGCGAACCTCCTCATGCGGAGATTGGCGAGCTTGCGCAATTCGGATTCGGCAAGACGCATCGCCACGGACGCGGCCACCTGACGGCCCAGAGCCACGGGCACGGCATTGCCCAGTTGCCGCATGGTTTCCGTCCAGGAACCATGGAACACATAGCCGTCGGGAAAGGTCTGCAACCGTGCTGACTCCCGCACGCTGAAATAGCGGACACCCCCATTTTCCAGCACCATCATGTTCTCGCCGCCAGGAACTCCATGATCGCCCGCCTTGAGGGTTTTCGCGGGCAGGTCCAGCGGACTGCCGGTATGCCCCGGATAGACCTTCGCCCCATCCTGAAAAACGTGGTTCAGGAATCCGCGCCCCTCTCGCCGCCGGGGATCGGGCATGTCCACCAAGGCATCACGAACGGTTCGCCATGGCTTTTCGTCGAAACGGGTGGAGCCCGACGCCAATTTCCGAACTCTTGCCTCGAATCTTCCGGGAACCGCCGGACGGCGGCGTTTGGTCACTCCATGACGATCCCAGTATTCGCCAGTCACCCACTGAGAATGAAGCAAGGCATCCAAGCTGTGAGTCGGCCGGGGGAAAGACCATTCGACACCGAGATCGGAGCGGAAACCCACGATGAAGACCCGCTCCCGTTTTTGCGGCACGCCGTAATCGGCGGCGTTCACCAGAGTGGAAACAACATTGTAGGTGAGCCCCGAGACGTGAAGCGCACCGGAGGTTTTTTCGGCTTGCAGACGCTTGAGATGGTCGAGCCAGCTTTCACGATTCCGGCGCGTGACCTCGGGAAATTCCAGTTGCAGCAGGATGTATTGGTAATAGTTGGCGAAACTCGAACGAGTTAGACCCTTCACGTTCTCGATGATGAAGGATTTTGGCCGCAGGGTCCGAACTACCTCGACGGTCGCGGGAAACATGTCGCGCTTGTCGCCATACGCCTTGTGTTTCCCGCCCATGGAAAAAGGCTGACACGGCGGCCCACCGGCCAGAAGGTCAATTCCTTCCGGTATTGATGACCAGTCAAACTCGCGCACGTCGCCCTCCCACAGAGGCCAATCCGCAACCACCGGATAACCGCGTTTCTGGTTTTCCCTGATGGTGTCGCAAGCCCAGCGGTCCCACTCGATCACCGCGAGAGATTCAAAACCCGCGAGGGACACGCCCATGGCGAGCCCGCCAGCACCCGCGAAGAGTTCAACCGATTTCATCATATTCGCCTCCAGTTCCGTCGGCAAGGAATCGCCTTACCACGTTCGATACTTCATTCAAATCTTTTTCCTTCATTTGGCATTCCCAGATCACCAGGACTCGCCACCCCAATTCATTCAACCGGTTTATATTTTCCTCATCCCGCCGCTTGTTCGCTTCGAGTTTTTCCCGCCAGAAGGCGACCCTTGATTTCGGCATTCTGGCCAACCGACATTCCTGGTGGCGGTGCCAGAAACAGCCGTGCATGAAAATAACGGCATTCCTTGCCGGAAAAACAAGATCCGGCGTGCCGGGAAGGGTTCTGACATGCAGCCGGTACCGGTAACCCATGCCGTGAATCAAACGCCGAAGCCGCATTTCGGAAGCCGAGTCCTTTCCCCGAATTCTTGACATGCGTTCGCTGCGTTCTTGCCGTGTGAGCGTGTCTGTCATGTCGATTCGATGTCTGCATCATTAAATCGCATTGGAAGAGTGACCATGTCATGCCTTACAGCTTCCGCCCGCCGCCGCGTTTGAACGGGTTTCCATCCACTCATCGATCCGGTTCCTGTCGAACCTCCACTGGGTTCCGATCTTGGAGCCGGGCAGCTCGCCTTTTTGCGCCATCTGATAGAGCTTGCTGCGGCTCATCTTCAGATAGCCGGAAAGCTCCTCGATGGTCAGCCATTTGTCTTGTGGTTCCATGTCAGTCACCGCTTCTTTGGATTCCACAATAAAATATGATAACACAAGATAACGAATGGCAAGCCGACTTTCAAGCCAAATCTCGGCAACTTCGAGAAAATTAACGGCTGAACCCCGCCCGCTGAAATTCGCCTTACCCTCCGACACATCGCCGACGCTTCCGGTAAGTAACCGCTGAACGCTCCCCGCAGGTCGCGGAGAGCACAGCAAACTGACCGGAGACGTTGATGGAACTGTTCGCCACAGACCTGGAAAGGCTGGCGTTTCTACTGGAGGCCGATGCGGCGCTGACTCTCGATCCCGATGCGCTCGGGACCGAGGCCGCCGAACAGTCCGCTCCTGAAGAGCTCCCTCCCGAGAAGCGCCCCAAGTACATCACCAACTACATCGGCAGTAAGCAGAAGCTCGTCGACTGGATCTGGAAGCATACCCCGGAAGGCGTTGGCACCGTGCTCGACGCCTTTTCGGGGTCTGCGGTCGTGGCCTACATGTACAAGACCAAGGGCCTCCAGGTCATCGCCAACGACCGGCTCCGCTACTGCCACCACGCCGCCAAGGCGATCATCGAGAACAACTCGGTTCGCC